CTGTGCCCGAGGACTTTTCCTTTGCTAAGTTGGGCAGTACGCTCACAGATCTCAGGGCGATCTCTCGGCACACACGCTGCACTTTAAGGAAGGCATGGCATGCGCGCTGCGACATAGATCTGTCGAAGCCGGGGTCCGAGGGTGGGCGGTCGAGAATTGATATAACGGTTGAATCATCAGATGTAACGAGTGGTATTGCATAGACCACGGCCTTCCTTCCCCGTATCCTAATCTGAGCGTGGCATGCCGCAGATATGCTTATCAGCAGGGCGCCACCATGCTCCAAGCTCATGCCAACGTGCGACATTCCTTGGCCAGTGTGCGAGGATGTGCAATACCATTTCAGATCATCCACGCCATTTGAGCCTATCTTGGGCATCCCATCTATCCAGTCACGGACGCCATTCAGCAAGATCTGCTCTTCCGGGCCCCGATCTTGCGCAAGGCGCTTGGCAATCTCATCATTGATGCAGGAGTCCAAGACCATCCTCCTTGACGCCAGCCTCGCATAGACTGAGGATGCGTATGCCAAATGAGCGCTGCCGCCCCAGGATGCCAAGATTCTGCACGTGATCGCTACAGCGATATTTGACATCATGGCGGCGAACCGTGATGCATCTGAAGACTGAACCACTCCGCCCGTCAGCAGGGCCTCGGAGCTTTTAGCGTAGAAATATGCATCCTTGTCCCGCCGCTTGAGCATGTCTATGCTAGTTGTGCGGCCATATTCCCCACATATGTGCTCAGCATCATTCAGCGCGATTCTACTATCAGGATCTGTGATTGATATCTCTCTGTCCTTAAGCTCTCCATTCTTGGGGTGATTCATGAAGTAGGGGCGATCTGAATAGAAGAATCTGGCCAAGGGGTTCAGCACTGAGAGGTATACATCCAGGCCTTGCTTCAGTATCATCTCGGCCACGGTGCCAGTCTCCAAGATTCCTGTCCTCGTGATGCGAGCTGAGTGCCTGACCGTGAGGTGTGAGACCATATTACGGGCCTTCCCCCCGTAAGAGAAGGTTCTGTCGAATCCTTTGGGTGAGCCTTGGAGCATCAGAGCGTAGGCGCTGGCCATAGAGCCAAAACATGACCAACCGAATTTCCCGCCTGTGTCAAGAGAGCACGAGGCAACGACTGAGGCCTTGATATCTTCATATGTTATGACAGGCTGAGAGATCAACGCATACTGGCCCATGAGATCCTCCATACGCACCTGCATTGAGGCCTCCTGATCTGCGTACTCGCCAAAGAGTCCTATGACGCAGTCAGTAAGATGCTTACGCGTGTCCGCGAGGCTATCAGGAACCCATACCTGCCAGTAAGCCTCCAGCTGGGAGAAAGCACGCGGTAGGCCAAGCAGCGGGCATCTGGCCTTGTACTGGTCCCTCTCGACCCATTGGTTCAGGCACGCTCTCAGGGACTCAAGATATATAATGCACGTAAGTGTTTTTGGACCCTTCAGCTTCTTGGCAATGGCGTCAAACGGTGGGGAAGGGGAGCTGAGAGACGTGGATAGGTAGCGGCATGTGATGAGGTTGGCTCCACTGGCCCAGGTCGATGATATGGACGTCATAACCAATTTCTGCCATGCCAACTGTATTTCCTCCAGTGTGGCACCCGTTGCCCGGGACATTGTCAGCATAGTAAAGAGAGTCAGCTTCAGACGCCGGGGGGCCATGCCGGCATGTTCCATTTCCTGTGACCTCATTCGTTGAC